GCAATTAAACGCATTCTTTCCTACATCTGCACCCGAAGACGGCCAAAAACAAATCAAAGAGAACAAAGCAAAATGAGCGATAAACAATTAAACGAAGGCATGGGTAGTGTCAACGTAGAAGAACAATATGACGTTAGTCGTATTCAACAGTTAGCTGGCATTGCCAATGGTTCTACTGTAGCAGGTACTCCGGTTGCTGAAGATATTAATGACGATATTAGCAACGAAGAAGCTCGTGAGCTTGCCGGTCAATTAGAAATGCTTGTACATACGCTAGACAACACATTAGGCGAAATTGAACACGTAATCCGCGAATCACTTCCTAGAGAATACAACTCAATGAAGCATTACACATTAGCACACATCAAAGCCGCAATTGGTGGTCATGGTTATGCTGAAAACCGTATGGCAAAATCTTTGCATGGTTTAGTAGAAGATTTAATGGATTACAGCGAAGGCGACGAAGACACATTATGAAAAAATATCGGGTTAGTTCTAAAATAAACAATCCTGCAGACTTTCGCATGGTTGAAACAGAGCTGGCTCAATTTGAACAACTACCTTGGCATTATCATAATAATGTGGCCGATACCTTTTATGTAATCAGTGGCGAAATGAAATTATTAATAGAATCCCCAGCCGAAGAAGTGTATCTTAATCCCGGGCAAACATATACAGTAGCGCCACAACGACCACATTCGGTTGTTAATTATGGCACAGGACCAATGTATTTTGTATTATTACAAGGGTTTGGCAATCACGATTATGTATTGATTGATAAATCAATTACTAACAAGGAAGATTAATATGAAACAATATCGCGTAACTGCTAACATGTTTAACCCTCGAGGTAATAACCCAGGTGTGCCCGACGCTTACGTCGACCCTGCAGATTTAAAAGCTGCTGGTGTTTATACAGCAGCAGTTGAACAAAAGTCGTCACCAAGTCCACAGTTGCCAAATTTGGGAAAATATCAAACAGATCATAATATCAAGCCCGGTACAGACGCTTGGTTTAAATTATGGTTTAGCCGCCCAACACTAACTGGGGAAAAGCCACATGAATGAACCCGAAGTTAAACCGTTAAATGAACCAGTAGATAGCCCGGACATCTATCCTGTTTATCCTGAATCCGACGAGTACGATCGTCCCGTTAATCCTTACAGTCAACACTAATGTTAAGTCTGAGCGATAATCAATTTGACCCTGTTAGTCATTGGTGTCAACCAATTGCAAAGCTGACCTATTTGCCCACGGCCGAAGATGTTGAATTGTTTGACCAAAACGGTTATGATCTAACTCCCATTGAACAACACTACGCCAGCAGTAATAACACAGACTTTGTGCGTCATAGAAGCCACATTGTGGCACTCAAAAAGCCTTGGTTCACACAACCCAAACACATCATTGAAGGCGCTGTACTAAATCACAGCTTTCTATTTGAACGCAAAGGCTATTCTGGTGCTGCACTAGAACAATTACAACATTGGGCACACGAACTTCCACTATTGCATAAAGTAATCGCAATGCGTCCAAAATGGGGGCTAGACTTTTCTATGGACTATGTGGACCGGGCTAGCAACTCATTTGAAGTACTCCATTGGGAATGGGACAGTTTTGACTACAATGAGATACAAACAGTCAAGGCACAGGTAGAACCCATGTTGTCATCAACAGATTGGAACCATGCTGCCCAACAGTTGCTAAAGCGCAAAAGTGAATGGTTTGACCTGGATTTCTTTGGTCAAAGCGATTGGAAGTGTAAATACTTTGGTATAGTTAAAGAACGTTTCAAAATGGTAATTTGGAACTAAAGAAACCACCTTAGGTCCGTTGTCGTAATGGTTAGCCCACCGGGCAGGCGTCCGTCTAGCAAACGTAAATTGCCGGCGACATTTCACTGCTGAGCCATAATAAATTCAGCGCCGTATAAAGTAAGCGGCAACTTTAAGGCCCATTGGGCCTAAAATTATGGCTTGACAATAGTGTACTCTGATGTTATACTTTGGTTACAGATTAACTTTAAGGTTCATGATGACAATGCATTTAGAAGGTCCGTGGCTTAGTACTACAGGCAAAAAGAAAAGTAAACGAAAGTTTGCAAGTGCTGAACATGCAAGAAAAGCTCGCGAATTAGATGCTGAATGGAAAGAACTGCAAAAGCGTTGGGGCGTCGAAGCAGAAGATAAAAAGCGTACTCGTGCCATAAAAGCCGAAGCCTATGTTGCTCCCAAGCCAACACATCGTGGGGCAGAACAGACTCGTATTCCTAGCCGTGGCAGTGGCGGTGGCAATGCGACACTGAAGCCAGCACCAGTGTACACAGGCAATCTAATGAAGGGCGTTTCTCAAATGCACAAAAGCAATGCTGTACCTGTGTTCCGCCAAGAAGACATAGAAGACATTGCAAGGATGCGTAGATAATGCGTGACATGGTTATTCGCGAATGTCATCGCTTGGCTGCGGAGTTAGGCGAGGAACTAGATTCAAATTGGAATAACATAAGTAATGCTGAGTTATTGATCATTTACGGTGATTTACGAATTGAAATCGAAACTGAGGAATATGATGAAGATTAAACTTTTAATTGTTGCAGTTGCGTTAGTAACACTCAGCGGTTGTGCTACTCGAACAGGAACTGCTATTGTAGCAGGTACCACTGGCGTCATTATTGGTCATTCAATGACACAACCAAGAACTGTTATAGTACGCGAAGACCCAGTTATTGTACATAGTTCATGCAATCATTATTACACGCACAGCGAACGAGCAGCATGTGAACGTGGCGTTCGACAACGCTACTACGAAGAACAAAGACACCGTGACAATGCGGCGTACAGGGCAGGTTATGGACGGTAAGAATATTTTCCCCGAGTGGGGCATTGAGTATAACATTACATTAGATCAATTAATGGCAGAAGAAAAATCTGTGTGGTCTAATATATTAGTTGAACGTGGACTGATTGTAATCAAAGGATTAGGTCCTGATATAACAGACGCAGAATACCATGCTGTTGGGGAAAAGTTTGGGCGAGTATGGACACAAGAAGATTACAAACGTACTCCAACTGATACTACTATTAAACACAAAGATACTACGCCAGTGAGTTATTTTCAAACGAATAACATGTGGGGTGCTCGAGATATGAAGTACCATGCTGATATGGCACATGTGGGAGAAAATAGTTTTCCAGCACGAGCACTTTATATGGTACGTGGTGCTGTTAATCGCAGTGGTGAAACAGCTTGGTTAAACTTAGAAGCAGCGTGGGCACAATTTACACAAGAAGAACGTGATCAATTTAAAGATTATTATGTTGTTCAACAGGATATGTACAAACCCGGTACTAATTTAATTAGATATCCGTTTTTAAAAGCCAATCCCAATTCTGGAAAATTTAGTCCCAGAATCAACTGCTACACTACACCCGGCAAGAATCAAGTTGCTTGGATTCATCATATTGAAAAAGATATTACACCGTTAGATAATACTGGTGCATTTATCGAAGCTGTTTATCGATTATGTGAAAGTAAAATCAACACTGTATATTCACATTCTTGGGATGACGGGGATATGATTATCTATGATAATTGGAATTCAGTACATAAGCGCACGGAAGTAAAATTGCAACCCAGGGAATCTGACCGCTTACTTAAACGATTAACTTTCAATATTTAAACGCAATTAGAAATGTTGTAAAAATACAACAAAAGTATACAGAAAATAAGCCAAAATTCTGGCTCAAAAATGCTAAAAACGGTTGACTTATGGTCCAAGATAGGCTATAATAAACACATGAACAGCAAAAACACTCCAACACAACGCAAGCGCCGTACAGATCGCAACCATGCAATCTACGAACTGTTTTGCGAAGTAACTGGTGAAAGCTACATTGGTATCACTGTAGTTGATGGCACTGCACTATCTTCTGTTCGTGGACGTTTTAACCGTCACCTTAGCCGTGCTAACACAGAAAGCAAGAACTGGAACTTATGTACAGCACTTCGCGAATACGGTCGTGAAGGCTTTACTCCTTACTTGCTAGAAGTAGTTCGCGGCAAGACAGCGGCTCATGCTCGTGAGCGTGAACTGATTGCCAAACTGCAACCTGCTCTTAACACTCTTTAAAAGGAAACGTCATGCGTGACTATGCAATGTATACTGAAGCCGGAAATGATGCAGTTGATGCCATTGTGCGAACTGCCAAGATTCTCAAGTTGGATTGGCCCCAAGTTTACAATGAACTCGGTAGTTTGGCCGAACGTTTTCCTGAAGATTTCGGCGAAGCCACTGACACAGCGGTTCGAGAATCTCTATTCGGCTATATTGAACGCAAGGTCTACAGTAGCTCTGCGTGGATCAGTTACAAACAATATGCCATTTACTTGGGTTGTGACCCTGAAGTTTGGCACACACTAAAGGACTAATATGAACGACTGGGATAAAAATAACTTGGCATTTATTTTAAAGTGCTCGCCCGATGGGTTGAAACAGTTTTGCATCGAAAGCGAAGACGATGATATCCAGTATGCACTAGAACTAATTCGAACTGCACTTGAAGAATTGTGCGAAGATCAATTGGCCGATATTGACTTTGTTGAAGCCAATGGCTTCAACAAGTAAATTCGGTTGCGCATTTGTCCAAAAGGCGTTATAATACATGTATTGTAACGCAGTTAGGAGTCAAAATGAACAAAACCGAAGCAACAATTACCCCAGCAACACCTGCTTACCCCAAGCATCGTGTTACAGTGCGTGAGTTCAAATTTGACTCCATCCGCCAAGAAAGCTATTGGGTCACTCGTGAAGTTAAAGAGTACCGACTCCGTAGCGATGCAGAAGCATACGCTGCTCGTTTCAACAAAGGCAAGTAACATGAAAGTCTGGATCGGCTACGAAGTCTATTATGACTATTGCAACAGGTGGCGTTCGGCAGTCAAGGTGTTTGATGATGAAGACAAGGCCTGGGCCTGGAAAGAAGAAGGCCCATCTACCGAATTTGAATGGCGCTCTTACGAAGAATTTGAGGTGGAATAATATGACAAAATTTGTACACATCGTTTATGTCCACCCCGTAGAGAATGGTGAGCCTAATCTATATAAGGTTAAGCGTGAGGAAGAGTTTGCTGATTTTCATCAAGCTATGCGCTGGATTCGTGATTACAATCTTGCCCGGTCAGACGATACTCAAGCAGTCTACTACGGCTGTGTCAACGATGCTACAGGAGAATTGGTATGAACGAACGAATCAAAGAACTTGCCGAACAGGCCGATTCTCATGCACTGAAAACAATCGGTGACAAGTGGGTTGGTTGGGAAGAAATTGCCCCTGGGTGGGTTGAATGTAGAGATAGTAAGTTCGCCGAGTTGATTGTATGGGAATGTGCCCGTGCTGTTGATAAGGTATACGAAGATGCTGAACCCGATCATGGGTGTTATGACTGGGCTACTTGGGCTGAAGGCGCAGATGTTTTGAAACATTTCGGAGTTGAAGAATGATCACATTTTTATTTTGTGTTCTAGGTATTATATTGTTCCCTTTTATATGGATGGCATGGTTTTTTATTGCCGGTGCATGGGTAAACAGGAGAAAAAAATAATGAACGAACGAATTGAAGAACTAATGTTTGAGGCTGGTAGGTTCGCTGATGAAAATACCGGGAGTTCAGACCGAAGTGGTATGTGGGTATACCAATACAGTGAAAAGTTCGCTGAGTTGATTGTATGGGAATGTGTCAATAACGTAGATAAAACAGGATTTGTCTTTAATGAACAGCCACAGTACAACGACAAACAGAATGCGTTGGTGAGCGAAGGATTCTTCTGGGCACTGGAGTTAGTTAAACAACAGATTAACCAACATTTCGGAGTTGAAGAATGATTCACTTTGATTTCATTGTGGAAGATGTTGACGCCGAAAATCTCATGTGGGCTATCCGTGAATCGGCATTGCGTAATGACGAAGACATTATGGACTATGAGGCACGAACAGACTTAACAAAAGAACAGAAAGATTCGTATATTAGCTGGCTCAAAGCCAATAAAGCGTACATGCTGGGCTTGATTGAAAAAATGACCAACACAAGGATTGAAGAATGAAAGAAATACTACCACCTATTGAAGTGCAGTTGGTGCTGAGAGATATGAAACACCTCGACACCAGAGAATTGTTGGACCAACTACAAGAAGTTGTAGATGAATGGTGGTGGAAACAAGTTCCTACTATTCCATGTGGCGTTGTAAAGAAGAATTGAAGAATGAAAGTCAAAACAGCAGTCAAGCGAGTTTGGGCACCCATTGAATGGTCAGGCAGCACTCGTGCTGACTATGTGCTGGCACAGACTCTCTTGAAGAAGTATCAGCGCAAGTTCGGCAATCGACACTTTAACCAGTTTCTACGAACTTGTATCAAGAATGGTCTTTGGGAAACAGAGGAATTGGTATGATTGTTGAATTTATTGTCAATGTCAGCGTAGCAGTGATCGTGGCCTGCGTGGCCATTTTAGTAGCTGCGGCCACTTACAGCATTATCTTTGGATAAGTGAGTTAAAGAATGAACGAACAGTTACAGAA